GTGACATTGTGGTGGATGTTTCATGCGCCCCGCTTTATTGATTGTTGGGGCCGTTTTGCTTGTTTTAGGGCATCTGGAGGCCGTTCATAACGCCTATCTTGAGGGGTTTTCAGACGCCGTAATCATGCAAGAAAAAAACCCCACGGTTGAGGTGGGGCCAAAAGGTGCCAAGGAAACACCAGAAGTCACTATTTAGTCTATCACGCGTATGGCCGAGTACCGCTGCGATCAATAATTAATGCCTGCTGCCGGGGCTTGTCTTCCGGATTGTTGGGGATTGAGATGTGGGTCCAGCGGTCAAACTCGCGGATTACTTGGTCATAACCAATATCGGCAGCAATTACGGCCTTAACTACATCATCTGGGGTCATGCCTGGAACACGAATATCTGCAGCGCAGCCAATCCGGTGTTGGCTAGAGTCTTTAGACCCTACGGCATCATTGACCAGTTTAGACCGAAATGCGCTATTAATCATGACGGGTTTACCGCCAACAACCGTTTTAACTTGCTCTAAAAACTCTGCCAACCGTTTTAAATTTGATAATTCGTTGAGATTTGGTGAGTTGTCCCAGCCGTTCCGAGCGGCAGTTTCAGAGGCCGTTAATTCCTCAAGGGTAAAGTGTTCACTTAGGTTCATCTTTTTTAGCCTTCATTTCCATAATCTTTTCAAGGGTTCGGCCACCAAAATACGCCGACATAATTAACATACCCCATTCGCCTAATAAATTGACATACGATTCTTTGGCATCGTAACCAAACGCCGACATCATGGCAAACAAGAAATAACCCGCAAAAATAGCAACCAAGGACATTGGTCTGATATTTTTAGATAGCCAAGAATCAGAGCCTAAATCTGCTTTCCACCGGTCAGATATATTGTTTTGCTCGTTCATGTCGGCTTGTAATTCGGCCAGCTTGCCTTCCTGCTGCATCTTTAATAATTCTTGCTGGGCTTTGGCTTTAGCCTCTGGGTCTGGAATAAATTTATCTAGGACCTTCATCCCAACATCAAATAAAGCGGTTAACGGAAACATTATTTTTTACTCCCCCATACCATGTAATACGCAATCCAGGCTGCTACTAAAAAACACCAAAACTGAACCCACTTAACTTTAGATAATTCCGCGTCAAAGTATTTCTTATCCTCGCGCTCTAGCCGTTCAATTTCAGTTTTAATGTCTAATAACTTTTGCCATTCTTTAGTTCCATACTTCTTTATAAAATCTATTCTTAACTTGTATTCCTCATCCGAAATCTTTTTCCGGTGCTTATATTCTTCCAGGGCCTTGTAAATTGCCCGTTCTTTTTTTAACTCTGCCTCGCGCCGCTCTCTAATCCTTGCCTGCGCTTGCTGCTTTGCTACATCAACTGCCTCTTTTTGAACATCCTCGATGTTCTTGCCAATCTCTCTACCAGCCTCTCGGCCCGTCTTTAAACCTTCGCTAATGCCCTTGGCACCAGCGGATAGCCCCAATTCGTCTGCCATATCTCATCATTTATCTTTTAATTTCCGCAATATGTCTGAGATTGGCATTCCTTTTATTTCTTTCCACCCAATATAAATGCAGGCATACATAATGAATAAGAAAAAACTAAAAAATACCGCAAAGGTTATTACCGCAAAAAAGGCGATAAATAAAGCAAACATATTTAGAATGGTCATTAACATTTAATTGGCCATTAGTATGACAACCGAAACAAACAAAAGTATTAGGATATAGATTCTTTTTGCCCAATACTGTTTATTAAGTATCCGCGGGTCTTGAATCAAATAACTTTGCAATTCCAGCATATCCTGCTCGCTTTCAATGTATTTTGGCCTTAACGGATTAAGATCATACTTAGAGCCAATCTTAATTTTGCCGTTGTTATATGGCACATCCATTACTTATCTGCCTTATCGTTTAACCGATCAAAAAACGATGACATAATGCTTTCTAGCTTATCAAACCGCGCGGCCATTTCAACTCTTACTTCTTTTAGATCATCACGGCGCACATAAATTTCTGGTAAGTCTTTTTCAATCTGGTGGATGTCTCGGCGCAACTCTTTAACCGAATCCCAGATTTCTCTAGCAAACCAGCCAATTGCTGCAACAAGGCACCCTAATCCAAAATTAATAATTGTTTGCCATTCCATATTAGGTCTTCATAATGTAGCAAAGCGCATAGTAAGGGGGCAGATTAGCATTAGTTCCGCTAACGCCTGCGTTTGCATTGGTTACAGAAATGCCAGTAACTTTTGATTGAGTATTAATTGTTGATGCGCTTGTATTTGATGTAAAGCCACTATTTAACTGGAATCCATCAAGCGAACCTGATCCTAAATTTTGTGCGTAAGTTTGGAAATGGACATGGCCTGGATCGGTTACAGATGCTGTGTGTGTATGGGTTACAACTACAGCATCGGCAGAGCCACCAGTTGCGTTTACGGCGTAAGATGAGCCAGCGCCTACAACAAATCGGTCTCGCAAATCTGGTGTGCCGTTTGTGCCGTTACACAAAACATAGCCAGCAGGAATAGAGCCAATCGATCCTGACCACAATAATATTCCGCCCGCAGGAATTGGGGTGGCAGCTGGGGGGGTTGCGCTAACAATTCCATATAAATTGTCGTAAGTTTGTATAGTTACATCGGATGAGTCTTTTAAAACAAACTTGTAAAAAAACCCTTCGGTTAACCAAATTGTCGATGGTGGCCGTCCGTCTGTTCCTAAAATAATAGGATTGGTATTAGCAATTAGACCGCTAGAGTCAGTATAAGTAGCAAGCGGGGTTGTTGATCCAGCTTGATAAGTGTAGATTTTGCCGGCGTTTAAAGGCAGGCCATCGTTATTAAAAAACTGAAAACCGTTGCCGATTGGTGAGAGATTGACTGCCATAATTATTGTCCTTTACCAACATCTTTAAGAGGAATCATCTTTTTTTGGGCGCGTTTTAATGCCGATTTTTCTGCCATCGCTACACCTTTTTTAGCGCCATACATACCGCCTACAGTTGCGCCAACTCCAGCGCCAGGCACACCACCAAGCGCCCCACCTACAGCACCGCCAACAGATGTGCCGACAGTACCAAGTAATGGGGCCGCGCCCAAACGAATTAAATTATGGGCTTGTATTGCTGCGCCAGGATAAGATGCATCGTATTTAACAAGATGGCCGGCATCGTGCAAGTCTTTAACCATCTGGGCAATTTCCTTGTCTTCCATCAAAACGCCTAGTTTACGGTTGTTATCGTTTAGGTATTTTGTAATCGCAGCTGCGTTCCATTGGCCTTTATTTTTAGAGCCTTCTTGCAATATACGGTTTGCAAATTGTGCCTTAATTTCTGCTATTGCAGCATCTGCTTGAGGCCGTAATTCGTCTGGCATTTCTTTAAGCAGCTTAATTAAATGTCGCTGCTGGTCTACATCCATCCGCTCAATAGTTGAGGCAATCTTTTCAAATGGCACGGCGCGATTCATGGGTGACTGTGGATCGTAATCCATAATCTTAGCCACGCCTTTTGGATCGTCTAATAAACGAGCAATCTTGGTGCGAATGTCTCTGGCTTTTTTGTAAACATCTTCGCCAGCAACTTTAGTTACATCATTATCAATCTTGTCTTTAAGACGGCCAATAATGCCAGAACGCTCATTATTCCAGTTGGAATTAATGTATCTACGCAATCCTTCGGCTTGTTCTACCGTCATCGGCTTTACTTTGCCGTTTGCGTCTAACAAATCATTTTCTTTTAAATGCGATTCAATACCACGGCGCAAAGACATAAAACTGTCGTTTACCGTAAAGTTAGAATTGGTATCTAAGAATTTTTGTATGTCGTTTGGTATTACGGCTGGCTTAGTGCCGGCTATTTGTTTGGACGAATTGTAGGCCTGATCCATTTGAGTTTGCAGCACATTTTTAAAGTCATCAAACGGGCGCGCAATCCGTGTGCCTCGGTCATATAAAGCGGTTTCATCAAGTCCTAAAGTTCCGCCGGTGCGTTCGATAATCCGTTGACCAAAGTTTTCTAATGTGGCTCGCTCGTTAGCTAATGTATCTCTATATAACTGGCCTACCGGCGCGTCTACTTTGCTGGTCTGGAACTCGTTGGCAGCAGCAAATCCATCGCCCAAAATGGATGATTCGCGGGCATTTTCTAGGCCAACACGGGACAAAATTTGTTTGCGCTGCTCTTGTTCTGCTAGATTTACTTTGCCTTTAGGCGCGTATTTAACCTCTGGGAATGGCTGCGTATTGGTTGGCGCAGGCATCGTTGGAGTTTGAATTTTTGGTGCAGGCGGTAATGTGCCAGTTGGCGCACCTTGTTTAGTTTGTAATTGAGCCTGAAACTCTGCATAAGTTACTTTTGGTTTGCCAACAGTTGGCTCAACTCTTGGGGCCTCTGGTAATTTTGGCTCGGCAGTTCCTAGAGCGGTTTCTACCTTTTCAGCAGTTTTTACCGCGCCGCGCTGAATTGATGGAGCCACTTTTACACCACCTCCGGCAGCCACAGTTCCCATCATGTTTTCAATGTCGGCAGCCGGCAATCCTGTCTTTTCAGCAATCCAGGCCGCGCCCTTTTGAAAATTCTCACCAACAAAGTTAAACAGACGGCGCGTTGCCTCGCTTTGGTATTCTGGGGTTTCAGTTACACCAAAAGTCTTACCCATTCCACCCTCAAACGGCGCTGCAGCTGCCGTGCTAATTTCTTTTGCCTCTGTTGGGGTTTTACCAATGGCACGGGCTCCGGCATAAGTTACTGGCTCAACAATCCCAGGGACAATATTCCCAATCGTCATGTCATAGAAACTAGCAGCGGTGCGGCCAAACTGAGTTAACGGGCCAGCTTCGCCCATTTCCTTAACTTTACCAACCTTTCGCGTTGGGGTTTCTGTGGTTTTTGTTTGTACGGGACTGCCCAAAATCATGTCTGCAACAGGGTCCGCAGATGTTTGGCGCATGGTTGGCTGCGTTGTAGGTTGCGCTGCGGATGCTTGTGTTGATGGTTCATTAAATGACTTAGCCATGATTGGCTGCGAGCCAGTAGACATCTCAAAGAATCGCTGACGAATTTCTAATGGGTAAGAATTGAATCTTTCAGGATTCGTAAGAATGGTTTCCAAAAGTCTTGGGTTTTGGCCCATTTCTGTAAACCGTTTAACCGCCATTTCCACCTGACTTGGCTGCAAATTTTCAAAACGAAATAAATCACCGCCTTGCTGGGGAGGTGGTTTTGTGCCACCTAAAATTAGTTGGCCAATGTCTTGCATTACAAGTCACCCGTATTGGTTAGTTTGATCAAGTTATTGTATTTTCGGTACAAGTCTTTGCGCTGATCTTCATTCATATCGCCAAGCAATTTGTCTGTTAATTCTTTACGCTTGTTTGCATCTTTTACATCGCGCGCAATATTCATAATTTCAAATATACGGGAATCAGCGTTTGATGACCACATCTGCTGGAATCGTTTAGCATTCGCATCACCAAATTTCTGGGTGTGGCGCTGCAATCCGGTTGCCATCATATCTAAATTCGTAATATCGGCATCAGCGCGCCGAGCAATACTTAACAGCACCTCTGGTGGGAATGTCACATCTCCACTAGCCATGCGTATTAATTGTTGTCCATTAACTGTGTCAAGAGAACCACCAATTGCTTTAATGTTAGAAATCTGCACATTAGCCAAATCTTTTGACAGTTGTGCATATTGCGGGTCACCAGTAATATCTGAATATAATCTTTTGATTTTTCCGCTTAATCCTGTTTCTGGAAATAAAGCATCTGCTTGAATTTCTTGCGCTCCCTTGACTACTTCTTGCAAATTGCGCCGTGCGGTGGTCAGTTCAGACTGACGCTGTACCAAACCATCTCGAAATTTGCTTCCAGCGGTGCGGTCTGCTTCTTCTTGCGGTAACGCAGCAAAAGGGACGCCGGCTTGACGCACGGGATAAGTTAAAGGCAGACGGCCAGTATCTGGCTGCACCATCTGAGCGGTGGGCGTTACGGTTGGCGCTGCTGCCGGTGCAGTTGTTGGGGCTGCTGGTTTTGGCTGGATTGGCGCTGTCATATCCGCTGGCGTAACGCCTGTGGGCGCGGGTGCGGCACCAGGTAACGGCAGAGTTGTAACAGTTGCTGGTCCACCGCGGAAAATACCGGTTTGGCCGCCCGATGTAACCAACTGAGGGGTTTGTAATGCCTGTTGGCCGGATGGTCCAATCTGGGTCTGGATTACATTATCAAAATACTGGGGTAGATTTTTTGGGTCATTAATTGCAATCTGAGTTGCAGTTGACGCAATTTTTTCTACAACCGCAGGAGGAATGCCTAGGTTTCTTGCTTTTGCTTTAATTTCTGTTAGCGCATCAATTGCTTTATTTGGATCACCAGAAACAACTCTTGGATCGTTTCTATAACCGCCAACAATATTCATGATGGCATCGCTTTGCTTTTGATCAAATGTAAATGCAGCAGACTTTTCTCCAGTTGCTGCGGTGCGGGTTTGAATTTGTGCCTGCTGAACTAATTCAGGAAATATTTCTTTTTCGCGTTGATATGCCTGCGCACCACGGGCCAAACTAACAATGTCTGGCAAACTCATTACTGCTGGTGGTTTTGCGCTTAAAGAAATGTCTGGTTTTATATTAATTGCCATGATGATTCCTTATGCATTAGTAGGCATAGCAAACTGTTGATATGGATTTGGTGCCATTGCAGTTGATGCTGGTGTTGTAACCGCTGGATTTGCGCCTGGGGCTCTCATAAGAGATGATAAGAGCGCCATATTTCCTACATTACCAAGGGCTCCAGCATATGCGTTAGCCGCGCCCACATTTCCAGCGCCTAGTGCAGCTGCTTGACCAGTAATTAAGCCAGTTTGCTGTGCTGCAAAATTTTGACCAGCATTTACACCAGTATTAACCGCACTCTGACCCATGCCAGCAATATTTGCCAAAGTGTTATAAATGTTTCCGCGTTCAGTCTGAAAACGATTAAACGCATTGCCATATTCTGTGGATGCTAGATTTTGACCGTAATCAGTAAGGGCGCGCATTGTATTGCCGCTGATTGCGCCGCCTCCAATATTTGCTAAACGCTCAGTCGCTTGTGTGCCAAGACGCATTCTAAATGCCATACTTGGGTCTAAGTATTCTTCAAACGGACTTCTTGGGCCACTAATTGGCACCATTTCTGCGCCACCTTCTGGCGCTGCAGTTCTGTAATTTTGGTTATAAAACTGATTAAATGCATCGGCATCTGCTGCTAAATTAAAGTCTTGGCCAAATTGGTCTTTACCAGTAACAGTTAATGATGGTGGCGCTAATTCGCCAGCAGCAATTCTTCTTTCGGCCTCTGCTTGTTGCTGTTGTTCAAAAGCTGCTCTAGCAGCTTGATAATTGGATGGCAGCGCTCCAGGAGTTGGTGGCGGTGTTACACCCGTTGTTGTCCCTTCGGTTGTGTGAGGAATGTATTGATAAGGCTGGTTAAATCTACCCAATAAAAAGGGTTTCATCCGCTCGATGTCTTTCAGGGCGGTGTAACCAGTTTCGCGGTATGGGGCCAAATCTTCTCTTGATCGCTCATACATGGCCCGCTCTTGGTCCATGGCGCGGTTTGCTGCATCTGCTTGAGTTCGCGCAGCCGATTTGGATGCATCGGCAGTCATTTTTGCGCCAATTAAGCCAGCGCCTGCTCCTATCGCTATCGCGGTTCCTGTTCCTACGGCCATTATTCGATCCCCTTCATAAATGTACGCTCCATCGGCTCAAAGCCTGCCCGACAGTAAACTTTTTCCATTTTTTCCGCTCTTTCGTCCTCTAGCGCAATCATAAAAATGGTTTTTGCTCCGCGTTCCTTTGACCACAATTGTAAATGCTTAAACATCTTATTACCAACTCCAGAGCCCCTGGCCGCAGGAGTTAGCCACCACCATAATTCTTGTGCAACTTTGTGGGATGGCGAAAAATACAAAGGGTAGACAATCCCCCCTGTAATGCCTACGATTTCGCCATTAAGTTCAGCCGCCAATATGCAAATATCTGGGTTATTCATGGCAGATACTACAAATCCTTTAAATCCCTCTGGCTCAAATTGGCAAACCCTTTGCATAGGTGACGCAGCATGAAAGTCGGCGCTAAGTTGCAGATATGCCGGCAAATCGGCCTCTGTGGCTTTTCTAACAATAATTGTTGGCTCAGTATTTGACATATTTATAAGTTGTAATACGGGATTCTTTTAGATTCGCCGTTTACGGTTACCTCAATAAATCCCTCTGGGTTAGCAGGCAAGGTAGCTGATCCAGCGGTAGCTGTAGATGCGCTAGAAAAATTTAAAAGGTTTAATAAAAATAACTGCCAGGCACGGGTTGGCCGGCCTGTTTGGTCTACTAAAGGACTTGTTGGCAGCCGTTGATTTTGCGGGGTAGACATTAGTTTTCTCCAGCCTCTGCTTTAAGATTTGCTGAAACAATAACCGCCTTAACTGGGTCAGAAATTGATACCTCAAACACTTTATCTCTGGACCATCCTAACCGCCTCCATATGGCGCGATTCTGGTATTTTCCTTGTTTTCCGATGCTTGTCCAATATTCATTAGACCAGGTTGATCCGCCGTCATTAGACCAGCGCAACATAGCCTGGGGGTCTTGCCCTTGGCCGGTAGATAAACCAACGCCAGGCTGGAATTGAATCTGCAACTCATGGAAATACTGGCGTTGTAAATCCGATGTGATGTGGGGAGCCCTACGAATCCTGCGGATTGGCTGGCCGTCATCAGTGTAAAAATTACGGCCTAACTGATAAATCTTGCCGTTTTCGTAATCACCAACCAATACTTGTTGATTAAAGAATGCGCAGCAGTTGCCACGATGACGCTCAAATTCATTCTCATTATTACGATAAAGCCACTTATGCCAGAGGCCTGTGGTGTTGTCATATGCCCATGTCAGGCCATTATTGCCAATACTTGGAAAAGTAACAACATATACCTCATGGCCCTCTAATTGATAGGTCCAGGCCAAGGCATCCGAAACATTCTGATTAACTAAAGTTGTTTCAACCGCATGGGTGGATATTCTTTCTGGAAAATACCCATTCATGCGCACCACCATAGCCTCGCCGCGATTGTTTTTTGACACATATGCAAACGAGTTGCCCATTCTGGACATGGAATATTGCGCCGCAATACCTTGCTGGGTGGATGTGCCTGGAATGCGAGTAAACGGAAATGGCACGGCACCCGAATTAATCCAGACTTCGGAGGACATCTCGCCGAGTAAATAAACTTCGCGGCGGTCCACAATAATTGACACAAGGTCATCTGGTGAGCCATCTTTACTAGCAAAAGATAACGGGTCTGTAATTGGGCTTAATAGGTCAGATGATGCCCACAGCTGCGAGTTTGGTTTGTTATAGACAAAATAATTGTCGGTAATATCAACCGTGCCGCCACCCTCAAACGGGCCGTCATTAGCTGGCAATATGGTCCAGTTCAGGGCATAAATGGTAGTGCTGCTAACCGTCTGCGATGCGCTGACCGTGTAAGTTCCAGCGCCCCCTGATCCCGTGCCAAAAGCCGTAATGATGGTGCCATCGGTTACGCCAGAGCCCTCTATGGTTTGGCCAATTTTTAAAGTTCCGCTAGTAACCGCAGAAACGGTCAAAGTTGTTCCAGATATAGAGCCAGTAACAATCGCTGGCGATGCAACCGAGTTTATAGAGGTTGACGCTGTGGTTTGTGAGTTGCTGACTGTATAAGTTCCAACCCCGCCAGAGCCAGTTCCTAGCGCAGTAATGACCGTGTTTTGTGAAATATTATTTCCAAATATTGCCTGGCCAACTGCAATGGTTCCACTTAAAACCGATGTAACAGTTAAGGTTGTGCTGGAAATTGATCCGGTAAAAATAGCATTCGATGGATTGGAGATAAACCAAGTGTAACGATAGGAATCGTCCACGATATACACATTGACCCCGTTATCCACAATTCCAACTAATCCGGTTGATGTGTTCATTTGGCCGATCATTTTGGGTGTGTAATCGGATTCCATAACATACACAAAATCACCGCAAACGGTTACGACTTGGGTGCCACCGGATAAGGTCCGAATGCCTCGCACTTCTTCCTGATTTGGCAAAATAGCAACAGTTTCTAACCCTGGAGTTGGGTAAAGCGCCATAACGCCCCTATCGCCTTGGGGCTTAGTAGGGTCTATTTCAGGATAAAAATTGATGCATTCCTGGGCATCTTGATAGATGGACGGCGCTTCGTAAGCTGCGCCAACAAATCCAAAATCTGGCATTAAAAGCCTCCAGTAAGAATCCAGCCAGCATCTGCTCGTTTACCGACAATCAAGGAATCCTCAAAACGGGCCACTTGCATCGGTTTCATATTGGTTCGTTTAATGGTTGCTTTTGCATGGTTTGCAAAGCCATTAATCATCTGTATTTGAGTTTGGCTGGCTTTTCCATACATCGGCATCAAACGCTCGGCTAAACACCATCTAAGGGCCATTATGTAGCCCTGAGGGATGATTATCTCGTCATTGATTGAGGTAAAGCGCTGAAACAGGGTATCGGCAAATATATGCATCTCACCCTGGGATGGATTTGGCCAGACGGTAACTGTTCCTAGGGTCTCGCCAGGCTGGTAATACAGGGCGCGGGGCCATGGACCATTAAGGGTTTTAAGGCCAATTAATTCGTAATTTTCTAAGTTAAGAATGGCCACCGGATAGTCTAGGCCACCGTTCAAAATAGGTTGGCCATTAGAGTTAGTGTTTACCCTAACAAACGCAGAATTTATTGATAACGGTCTTTCGTAATAGGCGTTAATTGTTGTGCTGGCAACTGTTTGCGAGATGTTGACCGTATAGGTTCCATCCGAGTTTACATTCCCGCCCGCGCCAGAATTAAACGCAGTTATTTTGGTTCCATTGGCTACACCAGAGCCAGTAAGGGTCATGCCTAACGCAATAGCGCCATCGGAAACATCTGTAACGGTTAAAGTTGTGCCAGAAATCGAGCCGGTAATTGTGCCGTTGATCTGGCCACCGGGGCCAATCGTATATTGGGTTTGACCTGGAGTTAAGGTAAAAATAATCTCAGTCTTATAAAAGACCATCATCTGCTCGTTTGACCATTGGTCAATCATGTCATTGAGCATATCGAATGCGTCTTGCGCATCTGCAGGCGCGGGAGTTTCACCAGCCTCAAGAGCCCCAATATCTTTGAGGGCGCGAGAGATGATGTCGATTGGTTGTGTCATATCGTCACCTTAAATGTGTCCACGGCCCAGGGCGGTTTAGTTTTTATTTCTGAACTAAGCGCATCCAGTTGCTCTTGTAATCTGTATTTTATGAGATGTTTGTCATTTTGGGTAGCATCTAAATCAAGCCAATGCGCAACCTGGTGTTCTGTTGTGTTGGAATCTACCAAGTGCTGATTACGCATTTTCCAGTTACCCTCTGTCTCTACAGAATGAGTCCCGTCTGCTGCCTTGCACCAATATTTAACTGATTTCAAAACTTCATCAATAATGACAGTTTCTAAAATCTTCCATTCATAATTAATCATAATTATTTGTTAATTTATGGGATGCAGGCCGGGTCAATAATGTCACCATCGCTATTTCTGGTTCCATGTATGCAACAGGCAACAGTTCCGTCCTCTAAGGCAATTAATTCATGATGTTTATCTTTATTAATAAAAATCATGTGCGGGGCAACAAAAGTTGTTTCTTTACCATCGCAAACAATTTTTAAGCTGCCTTTTGACAACAATGTCACATGGTCAAATTCATGAGTATGACCATTTTCTACATCTCCAGCTTTTTCAAAAGTCATCATGCGAATAAAAACATTTGCCACATGACCAATATCAATTTTTGGATATGCCATTTTTTATAACTCCGTTGTCTGAATTGTGTCCCAGGTCCATGTTTCTTTATTTAATACAGAACTTGGGTGGGGTTGAGGCGGATAAAAAACATCATTTTCATAATCATAAATGTAACCAATTCCAGCAAAGTTTCCACGCAATGGTGTTCCGCCTTGTGTATGTTGATTTCCATAGGTGTTATAGGATGTTTGTATCCATTGACCAGGACTTGTGTCTACAAAAGTATTAAAAAATTCTTGTTCTGCAACAATAACTTTAACCACTTTTCCATCAACAACTTTAGCAAAATGACTCATGCTGTGTAACTCCCTGAAGAATTAAATTGCATAACGGTATTAGAGCCGTTTGTAGTAACAGTTGGCGAACCAGTTGTGGTTCCTGTGTATTTGGCAGTTGGAACAGAAATAATGACAACTCCTGAACCACCAGCTCCGCCATTTCCAGAATAAGTTCCACCGCCACCACCACCACCGCCTGTGTTTGCTGTTCCAGCAGTTGCAGTTCCTCCTGAAGCTGCTCTACCAGCACCGCCGCCGCCAGCGCCACCGCTTCCGGCAGTTCCGCCAGCGCGATATTCTCCAAATCCACCGCCACCGCCGGCCCTAGTTACGGATGATCCAGTTATTGATGATGCAGTTCCTGCGCCACCATTACCGCCATTTGCACCTGATCTATCAGCGCCTACAGCACTTGCACCACCACCACCACCTCTACCACTTGGATATCCGCCTGAACCACTACCGCCATTATTTCCTTGTCCGGTTGTTCCTGATCCAACAGTTGTTGAATCGCCACTTGCTCCACCTGAACCGCCTGATTTTCCTGCTGGTGATGCACTACCACCGCCACCACCGCCACCAAGAGCAGTTAATGAAAGAGCAACCGAATCAGATCCATTAGTCCCTGCTGCTGTGCTTGAGCCTCCTGCTCCACCGCCACCAACAGTAACGGAATAAGTAAATCCTGGCACAATTTGAGTAGTTCCTGATAGATAACCACCAGCACCACCGCCACCGCCTGTATTTGCACCGCCACCACCGCCACCAGCAACAATTACATAATCTGCAGAATAGGGAACATTTGTGTTGGTGATTGTTATTGATCCAGCACCATTTGTAATGCTAATTCCGGTGCCGGCAGTTAATGTTGCTTTTGTAAGGGTATTTCCTGTGGTGTTTCCAATTAATAACTGACCATTTGTATAACTTGTTTGGCCTGTTCCTCCATTGCCCACCGCTACAGTACCGCTAGATATGTTGCTTGCATTTAAAGAGGTTAGACTTGCGCCTGATCCGCTAAAAGCAGTAGCAGTTAAAGTTCCAGTAGATGGATTAAATTGCAGCTTGGTTGACGAGACATCTAGTGTGGTTTCGTTACCAGTTGTGAGGTTTGAAAAAGTAATGTAACGGGTTGCATTCGTTGTAGTGTCATCGGTAATCGTGACGCCAGATGTGTCGCTTGACCAGGATGGGACACCGCTGGCAAGTTTTAAGACCTGGCCATCTGTTCCCGCAGGCAAGAATGTTGTCGTTCCTGCGCTTGATTGGTAAGGCAAAGAGCCAGTTGCGCCGCCAGAAAGGTTGGTTGCTGATCCAGCAGTCAATGACGATTGCGCTCTATTTTCCCAGCGAGAATCGCCGTTATCCCAAACGATTACATCACCGTCAGATGGAGATATAGCAAACACATTAGATAAATCATTTAGCCTTGGCTCAAAAGTTGGCCTTACAAATAAGATTCCATTGCTTGCATTTGCATGGACAACTGCAGCTACTTGAACCTTGGCGTTTGGCGCAGTTGGCACATTTTTTGTCAATCCGCCAGTAACAGCAGGGTTGTAATACAGAATATCGCCGTTTACCCAAGTCTCACTAGCAGTTGATCCGCTGGTATTAATGCCTTTAACCTCGCCGAACTCTTGAACATAAATCCAATCGTTAGTAATTCCACTTTCTTTAGCAACACCTAAAATATAGTTACCGGTGGCAGCAGTTAATCCCGTTGCTGGCGCTGCTGTCAGGCCACCAGACGAGCCCAAAGTGCCAGTAAACATTAATACTTGGCCTTTGGTAATTGCAGACGATGCTTTAATTCTGTAATAGTTTTCTTCGCCAACTTTAATTGGTACATCGTTGTTGCCAATTAATTGCAAGGTTTTGGTGTTATCGTCACTATTCCAAGACAATGATCCAGCGCCACCGACAACACTTGCCGGGGTAATGTCAAAGTTAATCTCATTAACATTTTGCAAGGCATTTGCGTCAGATAGAGTAATGCCAGAGTTTTGAATAACTTTGCCAGTAGTGCTATCAAATCGAGCAATTGCGTTATCGGTAGATGATGCTGGCCCCACAACATCTCCAGTTGCTGAGGGCGCGGCCCAGGTTGGGACACCGCCAGAAACTGTCAATATTTGGCCGGTTGAGCCGATTCCTACAAAAGTTGTTGTTCCTGCGCTGCTCTGATATGGCAAGCTGCCTGTTGCGCCGCCAGCTAAATTGGTTGCAGTTGCTGCATTTGTTGCATTAGTTGCAGTTGCCGCGTTGCCAGAAATTGAGCCAGTAATTGTGTTGGAAACCGTTAAATTGGTTAATGTGCCAACCCCAGTAATTCCTGAATAATCACCGCTAATCCTTGCAGAATCAATGGTTCCGCTTGTGATTTGGCTGCCAGCAATAGCAATATTCGTATTGCTTGCGCTAGTAATCTGGCCTTGTTGGTTAACTGCAATAACCGGAACTGCGGATGCCGAGCCATATGTTGCAGCTGTCACGCCAGTATTTGTGATGTTGAATGTATTGCCGCCGGATAGATTTAATCCGGTTCCAGCAAAATAAACGCCACCAACCGAAAAATTATTCCAAGTAACTGCTGTAACCCCAAGGGTTCCGCCAGGTTGAACTGGGCAATACCAAGCAGAGCCTGCTTGACCGCCACTTTCCACAAACACCAAAGCCGAAACCAACTCGTCCCATGCGTTTGCATCTGGTGATCGAGTCCAAGGCGTTCCAACAATGTAAATACCATTTTCAGATTGGGTACTTTGGTCTTTTACCAAAACTCGGTCACCAGCAACAACTGAAACAGTATCAATTGTTTGCGCACCAGACAGGGTAATGTTGGCCGTTGTGGCAGCATTTACTGGCTGTTTCCAAGAAATGCCAAGGGCCAAAGAGTCAACATACAGTTTAGTTGTTAAATCGTTGTTTCCTACTGGTTGATTAGTTGAGCTTGCAGTAGTAAACGCGCCCGCAGCCGGAGTTGTTACCCCGATGGTCGTGCTGTTAATCGTGCTGTTGGTGATGTTTACACCGTCTAAATTGGGGTTTACAGGGGCATAAAACGGGGTTCCTGCAGGGCCAATTAAGTTGATGCACTCATACGGCGGCAAGGGCTCAAAAGTCCCTTGGACCGGCACTATATTGGTTGTTATAGTCTTTGCGGTGTCGTTGGACATGGTAAATCCCTTATTCGGTGGCTACTAATGTCAAATATAGCGAATTAGTTCCAGAAGAAATACCCTTAATGTAAAAGTTGGGCGCGGGGCAGTCAATCAAAATTGGCAAAAACATACTTGGAGCCAAGATAAACGAGCCGCTGCTGCCAGATGCTGCAATTGCTGGAGTTGCCATATTGGAATCAGTTGTTCCAAAGGTAATCGCTGCGGTTCCAGTTCCTGTATTTAGGATGGCCACGCGAAATGCGCGAGTTGGCGTATCGGGAATAAGTTGCAGCGCAGCTGACGCAGAAGTTGTAAGGTCTAAACGATATGTTGGGGAAAGAATTTTTAGAGAATCCATGATTAATCCTTATGGTTGGGTTTGTTCAATTATCCTACTTTTAAGCCAATTTCCAATGTGTCCTTCAAAGATTTTATTGCCAATGTGGCCCATATTAATTTCTGGGTCTAGCCAGACTTGGCCGCCAATATCGCGCCACCGTTTACAAAACGAAAAGTCCTCGCCGTATTTCCATTTCTTTTCTGGATCAATATACGACTCATATAAAGGATAAAACTGGTTATTAACTGCTGCGTCATGGTAAAAGGTTTCTGGATATGCCTCAATCATTTTTGCAACACAGTTTTTGGTGATTTTTAAAAATCCAGTAGGCACACGGTCCACTTCTAACAGGCCCGTGCTTGGGTCTGCTTGTAAATATTTGCGGTCTTCAATCCATCCGATGTTAAATTTAAGCGGATCAACCCTTGCTGGATAAGCGCCTGCCACCATGTCTACAGGATGGTCAATAAGCCGGCACAATGCCCCGGCCTCCCAGGCTACATCTGAGTCAATAAACACTAGTTCATCGCACTCAGAATGGTAAAAATTGGTAGTAATAACACCACGACAGTCTGCTATCAGGGCGTTTCCTACATCGTCAACAAATGTAAATCTATCCCCTCTTTTGATGAGAGTAATACAGTCAGTCATTAAGGACCGCATCGTCCCCATATGAACCACCCCAGTATATGCGGGCATAGCTAACATTATGTGTTTCATGTAGTCCTTTAAATGAAAAAAGCCACCCCTTTTGGGGGCAGCTTTTCTGTTACTTCAAAACATCTTAGGCTGTGATGCCAATGTTTTGCAATGCAGTAATAATGCTATTGATTCGTGCGCACATATCGGTTGTTGATGCCGTTGTGGACACTAATGGGGTAATAGCACCGGCTTGAACCACGGGGGTCTCGCCATAAAAACCCACTTCTCCGCCTGCGATGCCGATTAAAACACCATCGGCTGCACTACCGTTTAATAGGTAGTTAGAGGTTTGGGTACTTGCTGGTCCTGGATTTGACATGATAAGGTTCCTTTCCTAATTAAGCTGCCACGCGGCAGGCGAGTTCAGGGTAAAGCGGAGCCCAGCCGTATAGAACATCTAAACGGGTTGGGATGGAGTCGTTGTTAATGGTGTATTGACGCACCACACGAATCGACAAACCATTGTCCTTATCGCTTGCACGGCCTGCGAAATGAACGCCGTCAGGCAATTCTAAGTCGGCAGTAGCCAGGGTAAATGCATTGCGATGGAATACCAAGTTCTGTGGGCTGACAACACCAGTCTTATTGAATGGGGTTACAACTGCAGATGCAGAAGTAGTCAACACGCTGACATTCTGGAACTGGCCAGCAGTAATAATCGCTGGGGAAACAGTTACAGATGCCGATCCACCAGAAGTGATGGTCACAGGAGCGGTAATTACAAAGTTACGCAATACATTACCGCCGTATGGCTGGCGGTTTTGTGGGTTAACAGCAAACACACCAGCAATCTGAATCGTATCGCCTTGGTTTAGCACGGCGTTAGCGGTTGCAGCAGAGATGGTAATGGTTGAGGTCTGAGCCCAGCCAGTTGTCAACGAGCCAGTAAATGTGCTGGTGTTGGTTGACATGGTAGCGGTTGAATACGAACCATAGGTATGGGACACAATGTTTTGGTCCATATACCAGTTCATACCAATAGTGTCGCGCCCCATCATGCCCTTTTCATATTGGCCAGAGATGGTGCCTTGTGGGTTAAATAAACCTTTTAGGCTGCCAACAATACTAGCGCCGGTGAATGGGTCAACTACGCAAGAACGCTTACCGTCACGGGGAGCGCCTTCACCATCCAAGTAAGCCTGGGCGGTCAAGAATGTTGCGATGTCAGATGGAACTACACCAGCCGTACCAACGGTATTAGCTGTGTTGTCTACTGCCATTGTGGTGCCATCAAAGTCGATTTTGTTGGCGATAGCAGCGATTGCGGGCTTCAATACACGGTCAGAGAACATATCCAAAGACAAGGATAGGTCTTGAGTCGTAAATTGTGTGTCCACATGGAACTGGGTTGAGAGTGTTACTGGAGTAGAGGTCTCGTTAAAGTCTTCTACATTCAGCGCTGGGCCAGTAGTACCGATGAAACGGCCTGGGCGGCGGACATTGACTGTGTTACCAATCTTTGCACCGACAACCGCAAACTGGTCATCATAGTTACGATCTACACGGCCCGTAAAGGTCAATTCGTTTTCCAAGACCATCAACGCCTCGTTGGTGATCATGGAGATAGTTAGCAAGTTATTTGCCATGGTAATTCTCCAAATTAATTTTAAAGTTACCCGTCATCGAATCTTTCCTGCGGCCCTTGCAGCTTTCCATTGCTGATAGGTGCCGTGAAATTTTCGGTCAGCATCTAGCGTTATATCGCTAGGATTACTGCCCGCTTTCAGCGGATTAATCGGTGCCGGAGCATTAGACTTCTTCGCAACAGGTTCCTTTACGCTCGGTTTAGGGGTCTCTGATTTCTCAAATTTAGCCTCTAAACGCCCAATACTACGCAGTTGCGAGGTGATGGATTTCTCCGCCAACTCACGAGCAAAATCTGGATTTTCGGCTAAGAAATATAGGATTTGTGGGCCTACATCGCTTTCAATAATTGCATCGGTGACCGGTTGTGAAACCGAAACATCACTTGAGGCAATCATTTCCTCATAATCCGGCAAATCTTGTTTAGCCGCATCTAGCCTTTCTTGGAATTTCTGCCGCATCCGCGACTGTTCTTCCTGGGCTTTCCGCGCAAGTTCTGCTTGATCCCGCTCCCGCATCTTTCGATCAGTAGTCCATTCGGCCAGGGCCTCTGCATACTCTAGGGCATCATTGAATTGCGATGGGTCAGGTTTGGGGTCAGGTTCCTCAGATTTAGGAGGGTTTACCTTGGTTTCCAATTCCTTTAATCGCGCCTCAAGAGCCTCTCTAGCCTGACGCTCACGATCCGCTTCTTGGCGGGCCGCTTCGCGCTGCTTGGTCAGTTCCGAAAACCGCTTTTCGAGTTTTGGGTTGTGCTTCTTTTCTCCTGCTGCAGCCTCTGTCTCAACATCTGGCTCACTCCGCCCTTGCTCAACAACCGGCTCCGCATCCGCGGCCTCAGTTGGAGTTTCCTGGGTGGCTAAACCAAGTTTTTGTGCCTGAAACTCAGCTAAATTTTCACTTGTTACCAGGTTCGCAGCTTGTTTCCTTACTGGTTCCTGCACAACATTTGCATCTGACATGGATCAACTCCAAGAATAAACCCGATGAACCCATCGGTAGGTTAAATCTATTAGAAACCGTTTTTTAATAGTTGTCAACGAGGCCCCATCGGCACTCCTGGGATAACAGGCTGCTCTAATGGTTGAGGTTGCATCTCTTGCATCGCAAACTGCGCGGCCATCTGATCATCAACTCCAGGGTTAACCATCGGTTGCTGCGCTAAAGCCATTTCCTCGCGCAAGAATGGTGAGTCATTCATATTGACCTCGCTCTCAGAAAACGCTGCAACTTGTCCCTGTTCCGCATCTCTACGAGCCATCTCTTGCTGCAGGGCGCGAGAATCCATTCCTTTGAGTAACAATTTGGTAATGGCATCGAGTTCGGTGCGGTTTTGGTCAGTAATTGCCTTGAGGTTGGTCTGGTTGACTTTGGCCTCGTTAATCGTTTCGGTGTTGTATGCCCTAGAGGTAACATCCATGAGTTTGCGCCTGGTCTGGCCTTCCTCTTTCATGCGCTGCACATCGGTCTGGTGCTGCAAATTCAAGGTCAGGGCTGCAATCTGCTGCTGCAAGTCGGCAACCATCTTTTGGCTGGCCATTAATTGCATCTGAACCTGAGGTGGAATGTCTGATTTTTCGTCAATCTTCGCCAATGGGTTCATGGCTGCCAGACGGTCCGCAATTACATCTGCACCTGGGAAATCCATGTTTCTGAAAACCAGGTCACCAGCTGCCTGGAATAATTCTGGGTTAGCTTGTAAGAGCGGAACCATTGACTCAACTGCCTCTTGGCGCTTGGATTGGTATCCGGGGCCGGTGTCCATGTAAACATCGTATTCGCCCACGGTCACATCGTTTAGGATTTTCTCGGCACCGCTCTCGTCCACAATTCGCTGATTGATAGTAACCATTTCTGGCTGGTTATCGTATCCAATAATCCGCATGACACGCTCTTTATCGTAAATCTTAGGGATTAAATCAAGGATTACGCGCCCAGTTTGTTTGAGAGAGCGGGTCAGGTTGTCGTAATAATGGAAGTTAGACAGATCAATCTGCATCTGCTGGCCACGAATGGCTTTGCCGGACATATTGCCTTGGGCAAATTGATTGGGGTCATAAATACCAACTACGGTTTGTAAGTCATTATTGATGGCGCTTGTAGCCTCCACAATTCCGGCTGCGGGTGGTTCTGGTTGCAACCTTTGTGGCACGGGCGCGGGTTGGCCCTCAATGTCTTTTTGCTTGTAACGCAATACTGGTGTGGCCTTGATGTTAGCCAGGTTCCATTCATTCTCATGGCCCTCGTCTTGGCCTTCTGCCAATAGCCATTTGGCTTTGGGCGCGAGAGCCACAGATTCGGTAAGAGCCGTGCGCCAGTAGTTATACATACGCTGCGGGTCTTTGGCCATACGCACAATGCCGTATTTCTTGCGCTTATCGTCAACAACCAGCTGCTGGCCATACACCGGAATAATGGGGATATATTTACCAATCCAGGTTGACTCCTCTAGGATTTCCATCCCAGTCAACTTGGCCCATTTGATGGTTTTACGCATGGTTTCGCGCTCGGCCACCACTTCGATGCCGGCAGCCATCATGATTTCTGCGCTGGGCGCGTCTTCTTTATAGACTTGCGTGCCATCGGAAAGCAGCAATAATTTGGTCTTTTTGCGCTCGGTATACCACCACTCAGCGATCCGAATGTCATCTTTCATAATCCAATCGGCATCGGCATCGCCAGTTCCGCGCATATTAAAGTTGCCGCCATCGTCTGCGTTAGGGTATTGGGCTTTAAAGTCCTTTTTGCTCATTACCTCAGTAATTAGGCAGGATTCGGCATCCGAGCCGTCTGGCATCTGACTGTTGGGGTCAAAGTAAACGGTAAATGGGTTGGCAATTGGCTTAATGTAGATTTCTTGATCAAACGAGTCTTCCCGCGAGTAATCGGTCACGATGCGCCAATAACCCCATCCCATGCGCACGGCAAACTCAAAGGCCGTGTCATAGGCGGTATCTGCGTCCGAGTTGACCTCGATGTGCTTAAAAATGCCTGTCAGGATGTCTGCAACCTTTGCATTGGCTGCCGAGTTCATCGAATGGGCCTTCATACGAGGGCGCGCCTGGCGCTGCTGGTTACAAACCTGGCGGATAAATCCATCCAGCTTGTTAATCGTTAAGCAGGGTCTGGCCTCCAGGTTTCTGGAGTTTTGCACCTCAACAGGCCATTGGTCACCAGAAGAAAATTTAAGGTCATCCAGGGCATCCTGGCGGTTATAGGAATCCGCATCATTTGCGAATCTAAGATATTTCTGCGCGTCTTGTATGCGCTTATCATTTGCCATAGTCATCCCATCCATGATCCAGCCGGTTGATACGCGGCTCGTTTAGCTACCGGTTTACGGGGCTCATTTACTACTAAACCTAGATATTTAAAGGCATCCGCACCATGCGAATATATATCGTGCAAGGGCGTTTTACTAAATTGTTTCGTATCTGGGTCCACATCGTACCGATAATGTCTTAAACATTGTAATCCTTGATGGCAATTTTCTCTATCAAAATAACACTTGCCAAACATAGTTCGGGCTGCATTGATGGAGTCTGCCGTTGGGGTTCTTGGCACAATCTGCACCTTGTAACCAGCTGCGCGGACAATATCTGCGATAGACCGGCCAGCAGCTGCCAGGGTTGAGTTTTCGGCATCATGCGGCAGCCAGATAGTGTCATAAACATACCCAAACTTCTGCATTTCGGATAAATACCAAGACATGGTTTTTTGGTTGTCTTCCATGTATCGCAGCAATCGAATCTCAAACCCTACAAACTGGACAAACCAGATAGCCGTATTGTCGGCCCAGCCAAGGTCAAAGACCGCATGAACCGGCTTGATAGGATCATATGGGACGCGGGTAATCCGCTGCTCAAGGTCTGCCATCGTAATCTCGTTGGCAAACACGGCCCCATCTACGGTCTTACGGCAGATGCCTTCCCAGACGGTGTTATAGGCCTCAATGTCTCGCACTTGGAGATTGTCTTTTTCCTCCCGTAAGGTCTGGGGAAACCATGGGTTATCGCGCCAGGTAATCTTTTGGACTATTGCGTTACTAGGCGGCGAGACCACAAACCGCTGATAGGTGTCATCAGTCTCAAGTTCTGGGTTAAAGGTAATCCATATCTCAGAGTTGTCTTTACGGATGGTAGGAATTAGGACATTCCAGCTAGTTTTAGAAACAGTCTGCGCCTCCTCAACCCAGCAAACATCCACGCCCTCAAAGGATTTGACATTGGTGATGTTGTTTTTTAGGCCAATAAAGAAAAACTCGGACCCATTCTTACCCTTGATGCTAGTCTGGGTTACCTCATAAAAGGATTGCAGGCCAAGACTGTCAATTTGGTCTGTCAATAATTTATGTACGGAATCCTTAATTGAGACCTGAAACTCACGGGCGCATAGGATGCGCATCGGCTCCTTAGCTGCCTTGATCAATAACGCCCTGGCAACTCCCCAGGATTTAGCGCCACCGCGCCCACCGTAAAGAATCTTGTATCGTTTGGGCTCAAACAGGAAAGCCAGTTTTACGGGGAACTCTGCGTTAGCGACTACTTTGTCTAAAGTCTCAAGCATCTTGGGGTTTTACAAACATGACCTGGATGCCAGATAAAAGCGGGGTTCCATCGGCGTTTTCCATCTGGGTGGTTTGAACTGCCTTGCCATCGAGCCGGTCAATAACTTCTTTGACGGCCCAGGCCTCGCCTTGTTCGGCTTGTGTAATCAACTGCTTAACAATGTTTTCCAGCTTTTGGGGTTCTTGCGTTAAGACCTTTCTCAGCTTGTCATAAAACATTTTGCCTTTTACAGCATTAGTATTTCCTATCGGTGCGGCCATAATGATTAACTCAATCAATAAGTTCCTATTCGGTAATAATAAATCGTTTCTTGTTGTTTGTGTTAATGTTATTTGGTAAACTGTTTATAGAAAGTTAAGTATGTCAGATCAGATGGAATTTATTAAGTTAGTTCGTTCAGCGGAAGTTAGTCTTACAGGAAAGAGGTTTTGTGCCAGTTGTCAGTCAATGCAATCAGCGGAGTTGGGCGCGATGACTAAAGGTAAGCGGGTCAATAGGTGGCAATGTTACAACTGCAATAAACGGATTAGTAAACGGTTATATCAAAAGAAAGGATAGGGCGATGCGTAAATTACTAGGTTGTTTACTGTTTATTCCCACAATGGCATTTGGTGCGGTAATTGCCAGTATGCCTAATCAAGCCGGCGGTAAGATTGTTTTAACCGATGAGGCCTGTATTCATAAGGGCAAAAACTACCCCAAACTTTATAAATCGTACTTTTATACAACTACTGGTGTAACCGGGGATGGGTGTTGGGCCATTGAGGATGGTAGCGAAACTGTAACCGTTATTTGGATTGATACCGGAGACACTAAGCGCTATCCAGCTGAGAATTTTGATATTCGGAGGCGATAAGATGAACGCATACGAATTAGCAAAAAAACTTGAGTGGTACACAAATTATGATGAATTTGTTGAGGCTGGGACTATGCTACGCCAACAAGCAGACCGCATAGCGGAGTTGGAAAAAGAACTGTATTTTAAAAATTACTATGAAGAATTGCCTGATACACCAGTTGGAATTATTGGCAAAATTGGCGATAGCCCAATACATGATTTAGTCCACAGAACCACACCACAAATAAAAGAGTTAAGTGATGAGGAAATACAAGAAATATCCCATGACTTTGGTGAAATAGCATGGCTAGGCGAAACAACATACAACTTTGCTAGAGCAATACTAAAGAAAGCGAGTGAGAAATGATTATTAAGTCTGAATTCTGGTACATCCTACAAAAACATATTGCTTTGAGAAAGGGTACAAAATGAAACGAATCGTCTTTTACT